TCCCACCTCGCCCCAACCTACACCACCGCACAAACATGACCCCGGCGCAATATCATATAAGGTACTACCTCATACAACATCATGCCGGGGTGACATACGATATTTTGTTGTTTAACTTTCGGTAAAAATAGTTGGGTCAAATATTAGAGTTGTAGAATAGTTAAGGCCTTGACCTGATGGCAGCGCAGAGCCAGATATGGTGTCAAAACCTACAGAAATTCCCGTTGAAACGCCTATTCTCCACCAGTATTTTACAGGCACAACCGTTCCATCGTCCATGAGAACAGTACCAGGCGTATATTGCATAGGGCCGGCCGGGGTTATAGTAGGCACAGTTTTAGCATATACGGAGAGTGACCAGTCTAGAGAGCTTAATAGGCTTTCTGGTAATGAAATCAGGTTTACCGAACTACCTGAGGGTCGTAAGGCAGCATTTAGGTGCCCGCTTGCAAAAAATAACATACCATAAATTACATATCTCTGGTAGGTGTCCGGGTAGGTAGAATCTTGTGAAAAGATTGATGTAATAGGCAAAACTTTTGCTAGATTTTCATATGACACTGCATATTTTTGATACGGGCTGGCAATTACGTTGTATATCGGCGCTGTTCCAATATTTGTAACATTATTGTTATTCATACTAATGTTAGAAGATGCTGTGTTGCCGTTTGTATTTGTCGCTCTAAGATATGATAGCTTTGTCGTCCCATTTATTATATTATTTATTGCCGTTTCATTTGCTGTAATATTTGTTGTATTTCCATCTATATCATCTTCTGCTGTATCCATTCTGGATTCCAAACTATTCACAGAAGAATCCAAAGCATCGATAGCACTTTCATTTGTGCTTACTCTACCTTCCAGAGCTGTCAAATCATTTTGCAAATTTGTGATCTTTGTTTCAGCCGTAGAAACTCTGGTAGTAAGTGCCTGTAAATCCTGCCCAAGTTCCGAAATGTCATTTTCGGCATTTGTCACACGTTGTTCCAGTGCAATGTAATCTTCTTCTAGATTTTCAATTTTTTTTTGAGTGAAAAGCAAATCAGTGTAACAACCAGCGTATTTTTGGAAAAGCTGTCCTACTTCGCGTTGAATATTATTTTTATAGGAATTTTTCTTTGTGATATACCAGAAGCACATACCCTTCGGCCACTCATAGTCTGTAGTCAAATAGTATGGCATTCCCATATTCAGCACAGAAGCATCATTACCGCTTATGAGTTCCACCGCAAGGGTAGCGCCTTCTTTCAGAAGCAAGTTTGCGGCTTGTTCCGTAGTCATACCAGATTGCCCTGTTTCATCGGTATTATATGGGCAAGTAAAGATAATCGTTTCATGGGTAGTCTCATTATACCCCAGTAAAACACGGGCCGCTACAACGGCTCTATTGGGTATTTGTGTCTGGTATGCTATATCGGTAATTGCACCATACTGAATGACAATTCCCGGTACGCCCATACTATCCACGATTTTATCATTTACTAGCTGTGTTTCCGGAGTAATGTTTGCATACACCTTCATTTCCCCACAGTCAGTAAAACCTACCGTGTACATATTGGAACCCTGTGCAGTTGTTTGTCTGTATACTCCATCTTTGAAAATAATTCCATAATAACCTGTACTGCTGGTAGCTTGAGCCACCATGATTTTATCGGCTATTTTTTCATAACTTTCTTTGTTAATAGCTTCAACAATATTTGGTGTATTTGCGTTATTTTCATATGCAAAGGACAATTCCATTTTAATGGGGACGCCGCAATTGTCAATTGCCTTTTTATGAATCACGGTATACTGACAATCTGTCACCGCATCATATTTGTTTTCTTCCCAAACCTCATCTGGAGCATAATAAGAACCGTTTGTAATCACAGCCTTATATAACTGATCCAGAGTTGAGTATGCTCCCCCAATGGTTGAATTGTACGTATCAATCAAAAGGTTCACACGGTTAGCCAGCGATAAATAGCTCTCATACAAGTCCACCCCTGGCAAAACCGATGGAACATGCGGAACGCAAGGCGGGGGAGGAGGCACAGGGCAACCGCAAGATGTAGGAAATTTCGGGGGCAAAGTATTAGGTTCTTTCATAGTGATACCTTTCCAACCTTTCTATTTTTTCTTCAAGAATCGGCACACGGGTTGCAAAATCATTATGCATTCTTACTTCCCTTGTCAATTCCTGTATTTGTTCTTTTAGAATTGCCTGATTTTTATCTAAGGTATTTCGTGTTTTATTATTGCTGTATATGTTGTTTACCAACACACCAGCAAAAGAAATAAGGGCGCATATAAGTGTAATATATTCCATCAATAAATCTCCATAAATAGTGGGCGGAGTTCTTCAATAATCATCATGTCAATGTTAAGGAATGTTTCGCGCCATTTTTTCAGTAGTTCTACAGCGGGTATATTGTTGTAGCCTACGCGGGTATGTTCTTTTGTTTCATTTTCAGAATCATTGCGATTCATATTTTCAGAATAATCTCTAGCAAATTCATCCTTACTTGTACCATTTGATGTTTCAGAGGTATTTTCCGTAAGGTCATTTGTTTGGGTGTTTGTAGAAGTTCCAGTAGCTTCTGTTTTTTGTGTGCCTGTATTAGAGGTGGTTTGTTCCCCATCAATGGTCACGGTGCCTGTGTTTTGCGTAGACCCGTTTCCTTCCTCATGTGTAGTGGTGTTAGAGGATTCATTTGTGGAGTCATTTGTTCGTGTAGTGGCATAGTTTTCTGTAGCACTTTGCGGGGCTTGCGGAATGTCGGAGAAAATAGACGATTTTGTACCTTCTGTTTTATTAGTCCCTGTTCCGTCACTTTCGTTTGTTGTAGTTGTGGTCAAATTATTTGTTGTTGTTTGCTCAGTATTAATGGTTTGTTGCAGGTTATCTGTTCTTGTAGAATCCTCGCTGGTAGATCCATCATTTTTCACGGTTCCCGTATTGGTCTTTTCCCCCTCTACTGTATCTGTAGTGGTTTTATCCAATGTGTGAGTATCTGTTCCACTAGTGTTATCAATTCTACTTCCAGTGAAAATACGTTTTTCTGTGTCGGTCATATTTTCAGTGGTCAGCGGGTCAAGTTCCAAAAGTTCCGATTCATACAGTTGATTATAATAGGGCATAATCTCCCACATTTTTGTTTCCAGATAGAAATTAAACCGGTCAGCAGTTTCTGCCCCTATTTCATGGAACCAATAATGCCGTAAAATTTTTGTATTCAGCGTTTCTCTGTAATTCTCATTAAAAATCGGGTAAGAATCTAATGCAGGATGAAAGTTCAGACCCATCAGCTTTCCAAGCTCAATTGTGTATTCTGCCACAACTCTTCACCGCCTTCTCCTGTAGATTCTTTCTCTTCCTCTATTTTATAAATCAGATTTTCTTTGAAATCTACTTCAATGTTCGTTCCAAACATTGCATTGATTTGCTTTGCCGCATCTCGACGAGAATTCAGCATCACAGCCCGTTGTGCTTCAATTGACTGAGTATTTGTGGAAATCTCTGATGCCACAAGGCGTTCCCGCTTGCTGTTCATTTGGGCAATCCCACAAAAAGCAAGAGCTTCATTCCACACGTCATACTTTAGCATATTAAGTTCATTTGCTACAAATGGCGCGTCTGTTTTTACACAACGAATACGGTCAAGGTCAAAATTACGGTCGGGAAGAATAAAAGGTTCATTACCGTCATATTGGGCATATAGATTTTTTACTGACAGTCTGTCGCTTTCATCGGTTAGAATCGCTACAGGCGTTTTTTGTGCTTTCACATTTACTTCAATGGTACGCTCTATTTCATACAACCGTCTTGCATATAACTCAACAGTAAGCATGGATGGGGTGTGAAGATAATTGTTATAGATAATAACACTGTCTGTATCGTCGCATGCTTTTTGATATCCATTTACCGCATAAGCACGTCTATATTTTGGAATGCGGTATACATTCAATTGCCCGCCGATTTGGGCTTGCAGACACAAATTTCCAATGATTTCATCATTGAAATACAAGCAAAAACCCTGTTCTGCAAGGGTAAGCTCCAGAAAACGCACGTCAATCGTAGGAGGCACGTTTTTCCAATCAAACATATTTATTACAAACTCTTTCAAGCGGTTGTAATAGTCAATATAGGTTTGGTCATTGATGCGGGCGCTTTTCCATTGTTTTCGGGGTGTATAAAACTTGTTTTTCCCCATCGTGTACCTCCTCCATATAAATTAAATATCTTTCATAATCGTCTGGCAAATCCCCGAAATAGTACATATTATCCAATGGGATTACCGGTCGCTGGGTCATACTGTCCCACATTGTTGGTGTGCCATAGACGAATACCGTTATTGAACATTTGCTTTATTGCTGACATCGAATCTGCTGGAATGCTACCTGTAATCATTGCACCCCTTGTTTTTACATAATTAAATAGTGAACGTCCTGTTAAGTTTGGTTGTTTTGGGGCCATAGTAGCATAACCATACCAGTCAAAAAAGTCATCAATTTGAATAGCCGTTTCATTTCCAACACATTTTTGGTTTACCCAAAATCCCACGCGTGATAAATTAAAATCAGTTAAATCGTCAGTTGACCGTACAAAAGATGGAGCAATTGTGTTTCCGTTTAGATTATACTTATATTCGTCAATATATCTTTGAATTAATGGGTCAGCATACGCGGAAATTAACTGCATAATGTTTCCTTCATTAGCTGCAACATTAAATGCACCCAGAAAAGAATCATAACTGGCTTGCACGCTTAAAGCTTGCATTTTGTTTGACTTTACACGGGCCATATAATCGGTATAATTATCAACTAGATATGGAGATTCCACAGAAGCATCTGTTTGAATAGAATAGTTGTAATTTGGTGTATTTTCTATATAATAGGGGACAGCAGTCACCGTTCTAGGTATACCAACGGTATTTCTTATGTTAACTTGACATTGACCTGTTCCACCAAATTTTTCAAATGCAAGTTCGATAGTTTCACCAGAGGACGCACACAAAATACATTTATTAAATTGCGCCGTTAAAAGCTTTTTATTTTTAGGTGTGTATGGGGTGGATGTTTCAGTTTGTAAAGTAGTAGGTGGAGAAAAACTCCAAGTAGTGTCGGGCATAACCTTAACAGTGTATACTCCAATAATTCCTGCTGCTCTATAAACTCCGCTATAGTTAGTTAAAAATGTATTCATTGCGCTTGAGTCTGTGGTACTCCACATATTATATGCTTGATATACATTTCCTAAAACCCCACCTGGCGCCATCGGAACAGGTTCAAAATACCCATTAGCTTCAATCCATGATGGTGGTGTGTCTGATGATGTTAAAGCTGTATACCTTATTTCACCCTCAAAAAAACTGGACAATTCCGTATTAAACATATCAAATGTTCCAATAGGTTCAAATACCGTATTATCCCCCACAGAATCTGTTTCAGCGTGTTCACGTTCTACAAAGCAAGGATGCATTGTACAGTCATAAAACCATGTGGTAAACTCATCAATTTCATACACAAGCTCTGTTGTGTCCGGCGCCACATAGTTTACCTTATTTACAAAGCAATAAAACGTTTTTCCCCCACTAACGTCATTATTGTTAAAACTCATGTAATTACAATTATAAAGTTTACCGGCCGGGCGATTTACGCGCAATGTGTAGGAAGGCCTTCCCCCTTCCACACTGCTGTTGACCCGCTGGTAAGTGTATGTTGCCCCACTGTTATATAATACCTGGCCTGGTATAGATACATTTCCCCCATCAAAGTATCTTACATCCGTATAGGTATTATCCCACGGAACACCGCTGTATAGGGTCACGTTTGTCATATAAGGTACAGGCATGTTTCATTTCCCCCATAGTTATTATTCTTGCCGGGGTGGGGGCTCAGTTCCACCCCGGCTCTATCTTCTGCCGGATAGAAAGGAAGTGTAAAAACTCCGGCGCGCTATCAGGTCACTGTAAACTGTGCATTTGCAGATTTGGAAGAATCAAAAGTAGATGTAGCTTTGAACATAGGCTGTGCAGCCTGTGCTGTGGTTCCAGCGGGAATGGTTGCAACACCATCTGCAGTAATCGTAATTCCCTCCGGAACAGTAGCACTTGTATTGATGCTCCAGCTAACATCTGTAGGAGCGTATCCGGTTGACGACACTACAGCAGAACCTGTAGCTGTACCGCCAGTTGCTCCAGCGATAGATGCAGGAGACATGGAGGCACTTGTCACAGTAACAGTAGGCTCTGTAGTTGTAAATACGATTGCATTTGCAAAAGGACTTCTGGAGAAGGTTTTCCACACATGATAGAAGTAGTTCCAGTAGAGTCCCTGTCCATTGTAATTTTCCGTGAATCCGATGTTATTATCAAATACCATAAAGAAATCACGGTCTACAAGGCAAGCAAGAATATCGGTAGCCCCAAAATCATCCACCAGCACGCGCTGTCCCATAAACTCTGCATAAGACAGATTGAATGCGGCTGCCAGTACATTTACATCGATAAGCGCATCCAGAGAGCTATTGATAAGCAAAATCTGGTCACGCTTTTTAGAATGCGTGAGCACGCCCATCGGGTTATAGGTGGAGCTCATAAACTCCAGCATATTAGAATACTGCTTAATGGTAGTCACGATTTCAGATGCATTTGCAGCTGTAGCAGCGGGAATCAGTACGGGGTACATGTCCCCATTTTTTGCAGCTTCCAATACGGTTTGTTTCATGATGAGAAATTCATCAAATTCAGAACCGGTATACAAAGACTCAATAATCTTTGTAATGAGGTCAGAAATTCCATACTCTGTAAGAAATGCCTGTCTAAGCTGTTCGTTTGAAATGGTTGTCTTATAGAAGTTCTGATAGTTCATCCGATGGAATGCGGCCATTACATCCGGAATCTGACGCTTGAATACTTCTTCTTCTGCAACAGCAGGGTCAAACTGCTGAGCCTGTGCAATATTTACGAAAATTTCTTCTACTGATTCTCCGTATTCCAGCATACCCTTCTTAAACATTCTAAGGGGATTCTCGTAAGACTTGCTGGAAATCCATACCCTCCCAATACGGTTGATAAGAGCATCCAGAAAATCATTTTTGTATCCCTGATATTCCAATATCGGGTTTGCCACCTCTGCCATATTTTCCTGTGTTGCTACAGGCACTCTTTCCAAATAAGTAGACGGCATAAAGGGGCGGATATAATTCAAAATGGTAGCGTTATTCGCTCTAAGCTCAATTCCTGTGGTAGGCGTAGTAGCCATTATTTACCCTCCTTCTGATAGTCACCCTCACGCTTTACAAACAAATCATCAATGGTAACTTCATCTCTATTTTCTGCTGTATCTTCGGCATTATCTTCTAACTGGTCGGCAATTGCACCATCTACTGTGTTAAAGAAACGTTCTTTGTATTTCCGTTTCATATCTTCAAACTGTGCTTTCCAGTTTTCGCCTTCTGCAATACTGTCATACAGTGCATCATAAGCATCTTGTGCAGATTTAAGATTCTCCATTATCACTTCTGTGTCGTTATCTTTTTCCACTACATCCGTGATATGTACAAGAAGCTTTCCAAATTCTTCTTTTGTCACTTGGATTCCAACCTTTCGTATAAAAATTTATAAAGAGGGCATTCGACATACCCATACGATGTACAAATGGGGGTCATTTGTTCATTTATCGTTTCCCGTGTGTCGAATGTGACCCGTACCTTGCAATTATTATAATTGTTACAATAGATTTTATCTCCCTCATGCTTTGAAAAAAACGGGCACACAGCTTTTCCACCCAGGATAGTATTAGGCATACCGAATTTCCCCCAACACCTCATTTTTCACTTGGATTGTTTCAAATGTTGCGCGCCCTTTTAAGTATGCAGATACAAATTGTTCAAATAACACAGGGCGCCGTTTCGTAATCATTTGCGTGCCCTCTGTGTGGGCCTGCTCGCCTGTAGAATAATTTACTACATAATCCGGATTATGATCGCGACTGACATTGTATATCCCCGTTTTATAATCATACCATACCCCATAGATATCATGTGAGGTGTGCAAGTTAAATATCAATGTAGATTCTGTACTTCTCTTTGCGATAAATTCAGCGCTATCACGCAAAAACTTGTTATCAATAGAATATGCCGCATAATTTGTGTTTTTTACAAGGGTTCCAAATCTTGTATCATAAACGGCATTTGCATAATCTTCATTTTTAACAAGCTGCACCACGATTTCAGAAGAAGTAAAAAATTCTTTATCGTTTACTATGTCAATATCAAAATATGTAAAATATGGGTTGGTAACGGTAATGGCATTGGATAAAAAGATAACACGTACGTCCCGCAGTCTGGAGATAGTGGAATACATTTCCAGAAATGCCTCTACTTCATTTGGTAAATAATGCTGGTATCCCCTGTCAATGATAAATTCATCAAAGATAATCCACCCAACATCCGGAAATGGCGTTGACTTTAATGTTGCCGCAGTGGTAAGTGAAAAAGCAAAACCTGCCAGTTTATCATCAATGTAAAAGTTACGGTTTTTAGATTCAAACTGATGTTCCGGAAAAGCATTTGAGATATCTGTAAAAAATTGTCCAATTGTTTTTAAGTCCGTTTTGGTTCTACGGATATAAGCAAATTGTTCCCCATTCTTAATGAAACGGTTGATACAATGCTTTTTAGACGCGTATGTTTTTCCAACGCCACGCGCACCAATAATAAAGGTAAACAGCTTGTTATATGACAATGCCTTTGTTAAGTCTAAATATTTAATATTCATATTTTCACCTTATAATGAAAAATAGGCAAGAACAAAGCCCACGGGACCAATCGTGAATACTTGCCGCCCCCTATCACGGGTAGTCAGTGCAACATAGTAACATTGTTTAACTTGCCTATTCTTCAATTTTATTTTAACATATTTTTATTTATTTGTCAATAGTTTTTATCCTTTTCTCAATCGAAAGGTTGTTTCTTTTAATATAACGCCACCGGATACACGCTTGCGTGTAAGTTTGCCTCCATATTCTGTTCCTGTGTTAAAATTATCAAATGTAACCTTCTCTTTTGTTCTGTCCGGCATACCGGCACAGGTTACTTTTCGTTTTCCATCAATTTCATGCAAATATGTTTTTGCTCGTAAATATTTTGCCTTTGTAAATGTTTTTTCTAACTTAAACGCCCCTATCTTATAGGTGTCAATTTCTATTCCAATTCCGTCATCTGTTCCTCGTAAATGTAAGGAATCTGTATCGCAATATATAAATCTATCATAATTCTTTTGTGCCGCCCGAATAATATAATCACGCGCCCATGCCGTTACAAAACTTCCTACAGGAAGATACACGGGTTTACGCTCTTCCGGTTCCGTCACCTTGTATGCAACTTTTCCATCATCATCAAAACCAATAGGAATTTTTGATTTTACCACAGGGTTGGTTGCAAATTTTCCGTACAAATTATTTAAGTAAAGTTTGCAAATTGTGCGCATCATCATATTTCCGGCTTTTTCGTATTCTATTTTCTTTTTTGTCCAATGTTCAATATAATCTGTAAAAATACCGTTCTTTGCTTTAAATTTATAGCCGCTCAAATATTCTATTTCCCAAACGTCATAATGTTCTAAAAATAGTTTCAAATCCACTGACGTTAGGCATAATGTTTCGCATCTTCCTTCTGAAGATGTTACATATTCCGTTGGTACATAATTCAAATTCCCTTTTAATTGAATCGTTGGTAAATATCCTTCTTTTAATTCAAAACAACACCGAAACATGACAATATATAGAGGAAAAGTTTTGTCCTCTATATACGCACCCTCAAAAAATATAGGTTCTCCCACGGGATATGGACGACTATACATAACATAAGGGTACAAACTGTTTACATCATATACAACGCCTTTTCCAATAATTTTCCCTTTGTATTTTGGATTTACGTATACATACCCACCTTTATAACTCTGTCGTATATCTGCGTCGTATTGCGGAGGAGGAAACCAATATTTATAATATTTTCCAACCCCTGCTTTGTACATGTGCAAAGCATTGGAACCAATGGTCATTTTATTCCCACCGATAGAAAACATAGCCTTCAATGCGCGCGCCTGTATCACAACATCGTGCTTTAAGTAATCTATTTCTCTACTATCCGGAATGTACCCTACAGGCCTTTTCTTGTCATAATTGATATGTAGTTTATTGATATCTCCCAGCTGTTTTCCTATTGCTTCAATACTAAATGGGATTACCTTAAAACTATCATGAATTATTTTATTTTTTCCCTTAAAATGTATTTTTAACTCGTAAAATTCACCTAAATCTGAAATCAATGTTGTAAAATTTTTTTCATGGAGTTTATCCTTTGTCCATTCCCACCCACTTTTTAATAAATAGGAAAGGATAAATTCCCCATCCCAAGCTAAATTATGAAACCAAAACTGACCGTTTGTTTTTTTCAACCACCGAATATAATCTTCGATATCTGTACCGTGAACAAAATCTAATGTCTCAACATTACACGCACCCCAGCACCAAACCCGACAGTCGTTTTCATCTGTTGTTGTTTCAAAATCACAAGCCCAATTATCCACCTAACAGCCCCGCAACATTGGTTCCAAGTTCTCCTGCCGTTCCGGTGCCTAACTCTCCAGCGGGGAAATCAGTGTGTAAAAATAAAGCCCACTCATCCATAATTTTTCTTTCCATAAGGGCGCGATTCTCGTTATCATAAACGAAACCAATTTGAAGGAACACATTTTTATAAAGAGCATCTGACATTTTGGATGGAGGTATTTTTAAAACGGCCTTATATAGGGAGGAGTCCCGACCAAACTCACTAATAACGGCATTCAAATAATTCTGTTTATATTTCTGCTGTCGAATGCGTTTCGGCTCATAAGCCTGTTTAATTACTCCGGCGCTATACTTATCCCAATTCTTGGGCAACACTTCTTCCACTGCATTTTTACGAGGGCGCAAATTCTGACGTTCAATAAGACCCATATTGCCTTTGTACGGGCTTGGTTCGTACTTCTTAAGCTCTGCCGCGCGCTTTCTGTTTGTAGTTTGAATAGCCTTATCGATTTCTTTCTTTTCCCAAAGGGTTATATTTACACCTTGTTCCGTGGTATATATTTCCGGAGGCGCCGCAATAAACCTCTCCATGGAAGCAATTTCTCTCCGAAACTCGTTATACCCCCATTCTTCTATACGTTTTGCAAGCTGTTCCGTACTTCGATAGTTTGGAAGCTTTACCCCCTGTTTCGGATATTCATTTAACTTTGCATTAAACCGCAATACAGTTTGATGCAATTTGTCAAAATCGGATTGTTTTAGTTTCATAACTTACTCCATGTTCCCACCAACCCACCCACAAATATCAAACTAGTTTCAATGTCAAAATGTTGCGAACGTCTTTTCCGCTACCCTTAGTAATGCTTTTTACTTCTACTTTCAACCCGTCTTTCCATGTAGGAGGACCCATGACAGCCATAATTTTAGACAAAGAATTGTATACGCCTTTGGAAATGGTTTGATAGCTATTTCCGTCCGTATCCAAAATTACTACGCGCACAGCTTCATACATTTCCCCTGTCTCACTGTCCGTAAGCTCAACATTTTCAGCATAAATATCCTGCATGTTGATAGTTTTGTTGATGAAATCATTCAACTTGTACGTTGGATTATTCATCGCGTTGACAAGCTTCTTCTTATCTTCTACGCTATCCGTTGATACAGAGCTATAAGCACTTGCTACATTGTTAAATACTGTAAGTTCATTCATAATATTATCCCTCTCTTATCCTTGTGATTCATAAATAGGTTCGCAAATGACATTTTCACTGATTAGTTTGTGTAAATTGTCAATCGAAATATACCCCGTTTGCCGTCTCCGCCTTCCTAACTTTCGGTATCCGAAAGCGCAGTCTACAGGAAGAACGCAGGTTTTACCCTCTTCGTCTACAAAGTCGGCAACTTCAATTTCCACAGGAATCGCGCCACCCTCTCTTGTGAGCATATCCCATGTTTTTGAGGTATCCAATTCAATTTTGATTTTCATTAGTTGATTACCTCGCTAAGAATTGCACAAATTCTGCATAAAACATATATAATACCACTTATTACCGCAGTTTGCAATAGTAGTATTCCTGCCTTCCGCAAATATCCCCACCGTCGGCGCGTCCTCTCCTCGCGTCGTTTTATTCCTCCCGTATGCACAATCATAAAATCACCTCCTTTTCTATTTTTGTAAGATAATCTATCGCATCATCAATACTACCAAATACTAGCCTATCACCGCCTTCGTTAGGCTCATATATAAAGGTTACACTTTCACCATCAGGCATAAACTTTATTGAGCTTATAACTTCTCTATCACAAGTTAAATTTATAGATGTCGCTATTGCTCTTAAAACATTTTTATTATCCATCATTTACACCCACTTTATTCAACAAATATTTTTGTGCATGTGCAAAGCCGCTGTAAAAAATAACCTCTGCGCCGTAGCACACCACTATAATCTTACCTTTTTGAAGTACCTGGAATCCGTCAATCCATGCGCCGGTAAAATTGCAAGCTTTGTTAAAATCTCCGTCTAAAAGGTCGGCATGCAATAAAGTATTATCTAAACACGGAATACCATAAAGCAACCGCCCTTCCTTTGTTTCCTTGAAATCTTGAAAACCGTACTCATACAACATACTAATGGCAAGCTTTACATCTTCAAAAGACCGAAACCAACAATTGAATTGGTCGCACCAGCATATTTTCGTTGGAATGTGTTTTACTATATTAAAATCCCCCTCATGTTGGTACAATAGTTCTTTGTATTCGCTATCACTCTTCATTTTGCTGTGCCTCCAAATATTTTATGGCATTGCCTATGGCACTTAAGTACATAATCTTATATGTGCAATTATCCATAATCAAAAAACCACGCGCGTTGTTTAGCCCCTGTATAACACTTTCAAGCGTTAGAATTTCCGGATCGTTATCAAAAAATTTAGTAAACCAGTTAGACATTGCTGCTTTCTCCTTCCCATTCAAGATTCATCCATTTCATTTTTGTATGGGTCGATATATAGCATTAGAATGCATTCATGTATTAAATCATTTACAAACTTTTCACTACGATAATATACTTCATTTCCGTGGCATATAGTCGAAGAATGTTCAATAATAAATTCCACACTATCACATATGTCCGCATTAAAATATGTTCCCATAGGTTTTCCGGCATATAAATATACAACTACAAAATCAGTAAATTCGTACACCAGATAATTAATCCCGTTTTTTCCGCTATTGTAATATTGTGGTGTAAATTTCGCAAAATACTTCTTTAAACCTGGAGTTTCAATAGTGTAAATAGGCTTTTCTAATGCTTCAATACCCTTTTTTGTTATTTTTTTCATTTTTATAGCTCCTTTAGTATTTCAAGTATTATATCTCTATATATTTTACCGATTTCATCATCAAAATAGCGAATAGCGAATAATGTATTCGATAGTAAGCTAAAATACTTATCATCCTCTATATATTTACCTCTACGGATTTTATCTATTTGACCATCTGCAATATAGGAAGATATAATAGCATATAATTCTAAAGTGCCTAAATTGCAGTCACGCATTTTTTTAATATCATCATAAAAATCTTTAAATACTAACATAAGTTATACCTCCAAAAATGCAAATTTACGCTTGCCGCTAAGAAATGATTTACCATTTGTTATACCAATTGTACTAACTGGTGCAGTAAGTGAACCTATAGCAACTTTCCAACCCTTAGGCATATAACGGTATACACGAATACGCTTTAAGTTGTTTTTAACATGCATGTACCCGTTACGATAGGCAATACAATTCTTTACGCGTTTGCGAGTAGGCTTGTTTAGATTAATTTTCGCTTCTCTTATAATTTCCTGTGCGTTTTTCATTTTTACTCCCTTTCTGCCCGTATAGTCGATAGCACATCTTTAACAATTAATTTACAAAAATATCAATTAGTTTTTCTTCCTTAAATATTCTAATATAGCAATTTGGTGATGTTTCTAAAATTCTTTCCGCTATTCGGTAAGCTTGTTTGGTTGTCTTTGCCTTGCGATAGGTTTTTGAACCATCTGGCCAGAGTAGTTCAAGTTTGTGCATTGGTTTGCTCCTTTCCTTTCTGTGATTATATTATAGCATATGGCTTTGTATTTGTCAATATATAAATA